ACTCATTATTTGCATTAATCACAGCCATGCTAAACGTTGCCAACCAATCTGATGGGCATGCAAGGTATTTATTACCAGCGGTAGTAGTTCCTGTTACGTTCTTGCGAAGTGCAGGTAACTGTACTGAGTTATAAATACGTTCTTCAGCATTTTCAACAAAAGTAGCTATCTGGTCAGCAGATGTAAACGATCCAGCCGTAGCTGGAAAGTCGTTCTCCGCATAACCTTTAATGGCTGATGTGAGCTGTGTGTAATTCATTAAGCCATCGGCCCTCTAGCTTTAGTGCCTTTGGTTGCTGCGCCTGTACCACGAATCTTGATTTCGCCGTTCTTGTTAATAGGCTCGCAGTTACCTTTGCTATAGCCACCAACAGACATGTTAACTTTGTCAATGCCGTTACCAGGTTTAACTACCGCATCTTTAGCGTTATTCATCTTTTTACCATCCATAGTATGTGGCTCAGCATATACAGAAGCTGGGCCTACTTCTTTACCGCCTTTTTTCATACTGTAAGCCATGATTAACCTCTCTTTTGAGCGGCAACTTTAGCTAAGCCACGACCCATAGTCTTCATGTCAATGTTGCGTTTACCGCCACCTGAAGTTTTTGTGCCTTTGCCTTTTAAAGCTGCTACTGTTGGGCCATCATTGCCCAAGTTTGTGCCGTCTGTCTTACCTTTTTTTGCAATACCATCAGCTGCGCGTTTGAATCCCATGATTTACTCCTAAGAAGTTGTTACTGTGACTATACCGACTTGTCCCGCTGCAATCAAGTCATTTGGTGTTAAAGGTGTATCAAATCCTCTAGCACCACCTACAGGATTCCAGCCCCACTGAAATACTCTACTACCACCAGATGGATCTCCAGTGGCATTAACACTTGGGCCTACAGTATCTGTTAACTGCAAGCCATTTAAACCAGACTGATAATAGCTTACATCAGGGCGCGGCTCTCGAACAGCTTGCGGGTCATTTACTGGGTATAAACCAAGTGATAACTGCGGCTGATCAGGTTCCCAACACTCTGGGCAAACCTTGATGCTGACTTGCTTTTGCTTAATTACCAGCTTTCTGAGCTGTTTAAGCTTATAGCGTTGTCCACATCTGTCGCACTCAGCAATTGAAAACTTACCGGATGCAAACTTATTAGGCATAGAAGTTCGCCCTTGGAACAAATCTTACTGGAGCTTTCTCACGGTCTTCGGTAGAAGCCATTGCCCACTGCTCTTCGTAAGACATTTTCAACATTTCAATACGGCTTGTTGCCTCTGGAATCTTTAGTGACAAGTAATACGCCAATCCAGCAACCATACATGGCAGGAATCTGAATGGGATATCTTGTGTATTAAGACCATTACCAGCGTCCTGAATACGTCTTAAACGCCAATAAACGAATGTATAGTACGGTGCAGCCAAGGTTCCTTGATCTGGTGATGGCCAGAGGTTTATCTGTGGGCTGTCTACGCCTGTTATAGCATCTGTCCCATTTGGCTGTCCACCAGCAGGATATTTAGCTCCAGACTGACGATTGACCCAAATTTGAATAGGACGGCCTGTAGCAAGTTTATTTGGGATGGTTGAGTAAGTAGACTCACTAATACGGCTGATGTTAATGTCGGTCTGATTAGGGCCTGTGCCGGTACGAATAACATGGTCAAGAAGGTCAATGGTATCTACAGGAAGGTCATAAGTAATCTTGTTCTGATAAACAGGGAATGATCCTTGCTCAACAGTCCATAGATTAATGCCACGGTTAGCCCATTCAATGGTTAACAGGTTCAATGAACGACGCGCTGTACGCATATCGTAGCCTGAACGTAACTCTGTACCGCATCTCTCAAAAGCCTCTTCTATGAGGTTATTAAGGTCTAGGTTGAACGAACTTGTTCCGCTTGTTGTCATTTAGCTGTCCTTGCTGACTTCTTAAATGCTTCGGCTGTAGGGGCGCCTTTAGTTCCTGGCTTTCTCATTTTCTCACCAGAACCCGCGGCTATGCGTTTTTTCTTCGCATGGATGTTTGAATAGAGACCGGTAACGTTACCACCTTCAGCATACTGCGTAAAGTCAGTATCATCACGTCTAGCCTTCTTTTTACCAGAAGGCATCTTAGAAGGGGCTATAGCGCCCATACCACGAGAGGGTCTCATACCATCCGTCCTTTTGTTTTACCTTTAACAGCGCATCCATCTGCACGTTTAGAAGCTGAAGAGACTGAACCACCAGATTTGTAGCTTACTGAACCACCTTTTTTCTTAGCAACTTCGTCTTTGTACTTAGGTGGCTTACCTTTGACTACATCTTCAATGCTACGCTGATCCATTTTGTCAGTAGTTACTTCTTTTAAAGTGCGTTGATCCATGCTTTTTAGCTTGTCTTTTACAACGTCTTCAATACTGCGCTGATCCATACCTTTAAGTTTATCAACTACGTAGTCTTTAGCTTTACGTAAAGGCCCAGCAATCATTTCACGAGTAGCGATGTTCTCTGCTTTCTCGTCTTTATAGTGCTGGTCGTAGCCTTTGTTAGCTTTGTCAAGTTCTTTATCAGCCATGATTAGCAGCTCCCGCCACGCTTCATTTTGACCATAGACGTTTTAGTTTTGCCACGAATTGCGCAACCGTCAATTGAACCGCCTTTAGCCATGCCGTGCATACGTTTTTCATGTGATTTAACTTCCTTTTTAGCAACTGTCTTACACTCAGCCATACCGCCTTTTTTCATGCCTTTAGCTTCAGACATCTCGTGTTTAATCATTGACTTAGGGGCGCCAGCTTTCTTCATGAAACCGATTTCTTTTTTAACCATTGCTTTAGACTCTTCTACATTACCGCCCTTTTTCATGTAGCCCATTTTGTTTCTCACTTCTGTAGGTAACTTAGCTAAGCCTGGATTCTTTTCTTTATCTACCATAGCCATACCGCCAGCGGCGTAGCCTTTAGTCATGCCACCTTTTTTCATCATAGCTTGACGTGACGGGCCAGAACCCATTTTTTGCAATGGATTTGCTTTTGCCATTGAGCCTGATCCCATTATTGGGCCTGCTGTTTTGTTTTTAAGTTGATTAAGCGCTATTTCACCAAAAGTACTACCTGCGTTTTTAAGTGCGTTGCCTAAACCTGCTGCTGGTTTTCCACCTCCAAACACTCGTCCACTTCTCATAGTTCCTGGACCGCTGTTACCTTTAGCTAAAACACCAAGTCCTACTGTTTTTGGTGGAATTTGTGCCGCTGCTTTATTAGCGGCTGAACTAGCTGCTTTTAGTGCGCCACCAAAACCGAATTTTTTAACTTTCTTTGTTGCCATGATTACACCATCCTTCCGCGTGTTTTACCTTTGGTTGCGCATCCGTCCCCGCGACGAGATGCTGAAGATTTTACTGATCCACCAGCTTTGTAGGCTTTGGCTTTAACTTTACCGCCACGCTTTAGTCCTAGACCAAAGTTTGTTGGAGCTGTTGCTGATGTTGTGTTTGTGTCTTCCTGACCTGGAGTTGACACGATGTTAACCGTTGGAACTTCTGGTGTTTGTTGGTTAACTGGGCTAGACATGCGAACATCTCCTATTGGAGGTTGCTGGTCAAAACCACCTGTAATGCCACCTTCGGCAAAACGTTTAGCTTTTTTATCTGCTTTCATGAAATCCTCTCCCACTGATTGTGGTACTTTAACTTGTTTAGCGAACTTTGGCGAGTGTGCCACAGCGCGCATGAAATCTGCTTGTTTTTTACTAGTTGATGGCACTTCGTTGATCCCTTATAAAGTCGTCTAACTTAGCTTCCATACGGTCTATTCTATCTAGAACACGGTTGATGTCGTTATGTACATCAGCTTTGGTAACATATTCCTTGGCAATTTCTTCACGGGTTCTGTTTAACAGAATCTGAATACGGTTTAGTTCAGCTGATTTTTCTTTTAAAAAGAAAGCCAGCATACCAACCAATGTCGTAAGGACTAAGTTCCATAACATCATTTCCATCAGACCATCTTCCCTTTAGTCTTGCCACGGACTTCGCATCCACTACCACGAACAGCCCCACCTTCTTTGCAATTCCAAGCCCGTAAAGACTTATTAATGCGTGAGTCTGGATCATTGGCTGTCTTGGCTGAAGTTAACTTCTTCTTCATGCCCTTCATACGAGCGCAGAAAGAATCACGGCGTGAGCCACCCTCTGGTTGAGGACGCTTAAGCCCAGGTTTCCCTGGGTTAGCTGCATTATAGGAAGCCCTGCCTTTGGCGTTTAAGCCACCGGATTCAGACTTACCTTCTTTGCGAGTCCAAGCAGGCGACTTAGCCATAAAACACTGTAACCGTCATGTTAGCTGGGGTAGTAGCGTAAATACCGTTATCACAGCGAATACCTTCGCCAGGAATAACAACAGTACTTGCACCACCTGAGCTTGCAGGGATTACAAGAGAAAAAGCAACCGTGCCAGCAGCACCATTACGTAAAATTAAAGTGCCACCAGCGGTAGGAATACCAACAACCATGCCCTTTATGCGTGCTGGTCCAGCAAATACAGCTGTATCAGTAGCCGATGCAGCAATAGCCGTTGACTTTACATCATATTGCATACCCATAATTACTCCTGTTTGTTTGGCTCAGGTACGTTTTCCAAAATAGTAATACGAATTTTTAAATCCGAATTTTCTTTTGTCAAAATCGCTACTGCGCTCATTGCATGGTCTCTTTGACTCTCCAGAAGCCCAAGCATTGCCTGAACCTCTGGATCTTTATGAGTTAACATTAGCTAGTAACTTCTTGCCAAAGACCACCAGTGTCAACCACAAACAATTTACCAGTTGTGGTGTTGACACCAAGAGAACCAATACCGAGACCAGAAGCCACGCCATCAGCAAAGTTACCAACCTTGATAACAACTGGATCGTCATTAGCGTCATCAGCCAAACGAATCTCAGCAGTCTTGTAAGGAATAACACCAGAAGGACCGCCACCGTCAAGAATAGGATCTTGCATCTTTAGGTCAATACCATAATCAAAACCAGAACCGCCTGTGGTTTGAGCCATTGCAACACCAAATGCTGCACGGCAAGTTGTCACACCAGAGTCACCAGCCATGAACGCCATAACAGCGGCATCACCAGACAAGGTATTGGTATTGATGATACCCATTACACCAGCCATTAGGCCGTTGTTAGAGTAGGTACCGATTACCGCAAAGTTACCAACGACACCAGCCATGTGGTTAAAGGTGGTTGAGGGTAGTGTTGCAAACGGAGCACCGGTTTGTGTGCGACCAAACATGCCATAAGCCTCACCAGGAGTTTGGTAAGTACTAGATCCAAAACCAACAGTTGGTTCAACTCTAGAATAGAAACCGTAAGCACCGGTGCCTTGGTTAACTTCGATAACTTCACCAGCATTAACGGTGGTGGGAGTAAGAGGCTGGTTAGAGCTTGCGTCTCCGCCTTTGTAACCAGAGCGCACTGGCCCTGAAAAAGTAGTACGTGCCATAATAAATTTCTCCATACAGAGTTAAGCTTATTAGTCTTGTATGCGTCTGCCGGGGCAGTCTAATAAGCCGGTTCACCCGGTTTCAGTAATCTTACTCTATTTTGTAAAAGTTGCAACTATTTTTAAAACAAAAAAGGGACCCGAAGGCCCCTCTTTCTACACTCGGCGGATTAAGCGCCTTGTGAACCGAACATACCCAATGGATCTGACCAGCCAAATGAATAACGCTCACGAGACTTGTAACGAACGTTACCAGTATCGAAGTCGCCGTCCATGCTGTTCTGTAACGGAGTACGCACAAAGTGCTTAAGACCGTTAGGAACATCAGTAGTCAAGAACCAACCGTTTGGATCAGTTAAGAAGTTATTGATTGTGTAGCCTTCAGCCACAGAACCGTTGTTCTTAATTGCGTTGATGTCGTTATCAGCAGTACCAACACGCAATTCAGTTTCTAGCAAGCGAGTTGCAACGAACTGTAGTGCAGGTGGAACAACCAATTTCTTAGGTTTAGCAGCGATCAATAGACCACGCTCGTCTGTCCAAGCAGCGATTTGAATAACAGCATTTTCCAATGATGTTTCGTTCAAGTCAGCTTGAGTAGAAGGAGTGTTGCTGTTTACACCACCAGAAACTAGTGGATGCTGTGTAGAGAACAAAGGCACGCCATCACCACCGTAAAAAGCTGATGAGTTAGTGAAACCGTTATTCAATACGTTAGCAGCTTTAACTTGCTTTGTATAAGCCATTGAACGAGCCAATGCCTTAGTGTAGCGAGCTGATAATGAGTCATACAAGTTATCTTCAATAGCTTCTTCAGTTAAGCTGAAGCCTTGAGCGATAGTCTCATGGTTGTAACGTGCAGTCCATGCTTCTTGACCATTGTCATAGGCAATTGATGAACCTTCGTTTTTAACTGGAGCAGCTGAGAAACCTGACAACTTTGTTTCCTCTTCAAAGCTACGCTCTGAAGTTTCTGTTTCGTAGATTTCTTTATGTTGCTCACCATAACGAGCGTACTCTAATCCGAACAATGCGTTCAAACCGGGTAGTAGCTCTTTTAAGAGTTGGGCGCGTGAAATAGCCATTTAGTTATCTCCTATTAAGCTACGGCATTGCCGAGAGCTGTTGTGTATTGATGCAAATTAATCTTAACGATTACTTCGCAGAAAGTAGTACCAGTCACAGCTGTGTCTGGAACAACATCAATTACACGGATTGGGAAAGTGTCTGTTGCAGCTGGGCTTGTGTTCAAAATAGATTGAGCTGAGTTACCAGTTGTTGCAGACGGTGTGTTTACCAAAGCAGTTACGTTAGTACCAATAGCTGCACGAGTAACAGTAGAGATAACACCCGCAGATGTAGTAACCGCTACTTTAAACGCAGCCATAGGATCGTCAACTACATAAGCAACGGCGTTAGTAACGCTATTACCTGGGTAGAATTGAGCCTGAACTGTTTGGCCTGATGAGTTCGTATATGAACAGCCTACAAGAACGCCTAGCTTAGCGCCAGATGTCAATGAAGATGCTGAACCTACTACTCCACCTACGTCTAATTCAACTAAATCACCGTTAAAAATCGCCGCAGCCTGAGTAACAGACAGTTGACGAATAGCGCCAGCATAAGGCATGCCGTCTACACGATTGATTGGTTGAAAACCGTAGGGTTTGCTAATGGTTGGATATGCCATTTAAAACTCCTATTTAAAATTAATAAAGTTATTTACCTTTGCCAAATGATACGGTTGACTTACGTTCATTGAACAAAGGCATACGTGCATCACTTTGCTTCATAAGACTATTATCAATTGCTTGAGTCTGAGCTTCTGTTTGCTGAGCATAATGGTCATTACGCTGTTGAACAAACTCACTCGGAGTCTTACACAATAATAATCCGCCAATCTCAATGCTGTCTTTAAAACGGCTATTGGGATCTACTAACAATTGAAACTTTGGCTGCTCTTCTACTGAAACTGGCTCCCAGCCTTCTCTCATCTTCGCAGATATGTTACGCGGGTCAGCGTTATTCAGTGTAGAAACACGAATCCAGCGATATGCAAATCCTGGCTGTTTGTCGGGTTCGGGCAACAATTCAGCTGGCATCCACTGTTTAGGACGCTCAGTTGTAGCGCGGGTTTGAATCTCTCTTTGTACTCGGTTTGATGCAGTCATATTAAGCTCCTGTCTTCGCAAATTCCGCAGCATATTGCTCCGGAGTTAATCCTAGTTTCTTGGCAAGCTGTACTTGAGACGCCTTTAGCTTAATCTTTTTCGAAGATGTGCTACGTGTCGCAGGTGCTACCACATTACTAGGCTTGTTTACTCGTTGGGTTGTTTCCTGTTGTTCTTCTTCGCCGAAGTTCTCTGGGAAACGTTTACGCATTGTCGCGTCAATACGTTTGTAATACTCATCAGTCGTAGCATAAGCCATTCCGTTCTCTTTGACTAGCTTTTCGTGCAGTCCAAGAGCAAGACTCGTCATCTCATCATCTTGACCAAACCATGTATTATTTTCTTGCCATGATCTAGCTTTAGTGTCGGGCTGTGGCCTTTGCTGTGCTGTTTGTGGGATTTTTACATCAAATTCTTCTTCTTGTAAAGCTTTTTGTGGAACAAAGCTGTTTACTCGTTGAAGTTTTAGCTTAGCATCAGTCATTTTCTCCTGAGCTTCTAGCAATTTATCTGTATCACCAGAGTCATAAGCCTCTCTGTATTCTTTGCGAGCCATATCTAGCTCACGGTCAGCCGTCTCTTTAAAGGAGCTAACCAACGCCTCATCCCCAGCAGATAAGCGTGTCTTAAGTTTTTTGTTCTCTTCAATAACCTTTTGAGCCAATGAGATAGCTTCTTGCTGTTCACGCAACGCAGATTCCTTAGCGCGGCGCTCATCATTCCAAACCTTCTTAAACTCATTAATCTTCTTTTTTGCAGATTCTGAGTATTCGTCTAGTTCGTCTGTCTCAAGCTTTTTTACAAAATCAGGCTCTGAAGCTTTACGTCCACGGTCTTCCTGGGGGGTGTCGTCTTCAATTTCAATCTCAAGCTTGCCTTCATCTTCAGCATCTTGATTAATCTGATCAACTGTTTTCCCTTCATCAACTTCATCAGGGAACTTAAATTCTTCTTTATCCATCGTAATACTCCTTATTTACGTTTGATTCCGCGCGGATCGTCCACCACGGCTTCTACGTTGTCATCGTTAATGATTCTGAATTCTCGGCCATGAATTACTAGACGTGAACCAGCATTTGGTCTTACTAAAATAAAATCACCTTGTTTGCACCATGGGCCATTAGGAAAGCGAGCCTTATCCTGATAGCAATCTGAACCCATATCTACAACGAATAGAACTGTGGTTAAGACTTCTTCGTGGTGAATCGTAGTGTCAGCTTTAATAATCCCGCTGTCGTACTCTTTTTCAACTTCTGGAATAGCGCAAAGGATGCGGTAGCCAGATGGTTTTGGGAGTTGTGTAGCCTTTTCTTCGTTTGATTTATCCATAAGCGCTGATAGATCTACCGCCTTGGTTAAATCGACTTGGTTACTCATCGTCAGAGTTCTCCATTTTTTGTTTAAGGTCTAATATGTATCCCCTAGCGGTCAGCAGACCTTTAATCTCACCGCAGGTTGCTTTATAAGACTCAAACGTTTCGGCACGTCCGGTTCCTATAAATTCTTGTAACTGCTTAATTTTGTTGTCCACTTCGTCAATTAGGACTTCAAAAGCTGTCATTATTGATTACCTTTCTTTGCAGCGTTAATGGCTGTTTTAATGCCATCAGCCTCTTGTTGGTCTCTATGCTTTTTCATAGCCATCTGTAGCTTGGCTTTTGATTCGGCAATTTCTGACCCTACTTTTGCGCCTTCAGCTTCTAGCTTTTCGCTTTCTAGTTGCTTTTTAACCATCAACGCTTGAGTGGCTTGGCGCTCTTGAGCGGAAATTCTTTCCCTCTCAATTTGTTGCTGAGAAGCTTTAAGCTGAGCATCCGTTTGATCCTTAGCTTGTTTACGCTGTACATCCGCTTCCTTGATTGCAAGTTCTTTCTGCTGCATCTGGATAATCGGATCCTGTTGCTGCTCTTGAGCTTGCTGTTGTGCAGCCTCTGCTTTATTGGCCGCTAATACCTGTTGAGAAGCTTGCGCCACTAAACGAGATATCTGTACTTCATACTCCTCTGGTATCTCTTCATTTGGTTTAGGCAATGGAGCGCCCATTTGCTGTTCAACCATTTGACGATACTTAAAGCCAAAGTGTTCAGCAATATGCGCGTGCATGGCTGCTGTAATCTGGCTTGCGTTTGGATTCTGCCCAATAATTGCTGCTGTTTTCGGGTCTTGCAAGAATGTCTGATGCGCCGTGATGTGGGCATCTTGGTCTTGGTAAATGAACGCTTTGACTGGCTGGCTGTTCAATACATCCATATTCTCTGAGATAGGATCTTTTGGTTTCTGGTCTTCTTTAAGAGCCACCAGCTTAGCCGCGTTCTTCACTCCTAAAACATCTAACATCTGACGGTGTAACTGAGCCATGTCGTATAGCTGTGGAGCGCTTTGTGCTAACTGCAATACAGCCTGATACTGAACAATCTTCTGAGCCATCGTTGCTGCGTTTGGATCAGAGACTGGAATGACTGAAACCAAGTCATAGTCAGACTGTTTAGCAAAACGATCACCTTCTACTGGCTCATAGTTGTATTCTTCTGGCGTGTAATCACGGATGATTTCTTTAAGAAGTTTTAACTCTTGCTTCATTGAATAGTGGACGCGCGCCTGAACAGCAGACATCACTTTCAAGGTTCTTTCCAAGATAGCCAGTGTTGTGCCGACTGGAGCCTGTGAACTCATGTCGCTAATCTTCATGTCAGCAGCAGAGGCAAAACGGCGACCTTCTTCAACAATAGTACCTAGCAAGCTATACAACACTTGGCTTGGTTCTTTGTATGGAAGAGTCATAACGTTATCTTTAATAACGCCACTTGGTACGTCTACGTCACGGAACTCTCCTGGAGAAATAGGAGTGTCATCGCCTTTGATTCTTAAGCCACGAGCTTTAAAGCCACCTGGCAAGTTAGACAAAGTACCAGCGTCCACAAGCTGACGAATGATAGAAGTACCAGACTTAGCAAAGGCGCCAACTAAATGGATTAAGCCAAAGCAATAGAAACCGAATCCTGGTACGTATCCATAATGGACAAAGTGGTTACGCTTCTGTTTAGTTTCGTCTTCTGGGCGCCAGTTGCGGCGGATTGAAAGAACTTTCTGTGTACCTTTTTCAATGGTCACAACATAAGGTAATGCAATGCCGTCATCATCTTCATATCCTGGAAGATCTAGGTCAACGTGCATTTCCAATAACTTATAACGGTCATCAGTGGTAGCACTGAAGCCCATCTTTTCTGCAATCTTCTTCTCTACTTCATCCAATGACCCGTCTGGAGCTTCAAGGTCAATATCTCTATAGAAACCTGAAGCTTGTAATTTTCTAACTTCATTCTCAGTCTTGCGCATGATGTGAGTCACGCGTGGTGAGGACTCTAGGTTTGATGCGCCGTAAGGAACAACCAAGTCTTCAGCTGGAATAAACACTGATACCTGACGATTCATGCCGGGATCAAAGTAAACCTTCTTGAATGCGTTACCAGATAAACCAAGTCCCCAACACATGCGCTCATGCTCAGGGCGATACTCAGTCATAACATCAGTAATCTGATAGTTCATGTCATCCTGAACTCGAGCAGCCGCTTCTTTCTTCTCTTGAGTCTCTTTACCAATAATCTGGGTTTTTACTGGGCCGGATGCCGGTAACGTTTCCATTACGGTCTCTGCTTGGAACTTTACTAGAGCCTCTGATAATAGCGGGTGGTATACACCGCATGCGCCTTCCCATGGTTCTGTGCGCTCTTCAATCTTCATACCCAACAACTCTAAGCCGTCAACGTATGTTTGTATCCAGTCTTTGCGTGAGCTGACGTCCTCGTCAAACTCTCCGATTAAATCACCAGCTAATTCTGCTAATTCACCTTCAGACATGTACTCAGCTAAGTTTGCTGAAAACTCTTCTTCGCTTTCTTCTTCTTTGCCTATCTCAATTTCAAGTCCATCAATGCCAATACTGACTGATTCAGGATCCTCAATTTCAATTTCAATTTCAGGAACATCGTCCATTAAATCCTCTATTCCTTGAGGGGCTTGATATAAACTTTTTTCAATAGCCATTTTTTATCCTTAAATATACTTCCAGTTACCGTCTATAGGTTTATCAACGTTTCCGCCAGATGAATAAAGTTTGTTAAGGGCAAAAGGATTTACGCTTTCACCCATACTTCTCTTGCTCACTGAAATTCCGCCAGCTCCGCCAATATTTCTTCCCTCGCCACTGCCACCAGATTGTGGCTTTTGGTGGACTTCTGTTATTTTATTTCCAAAGTGGATGCCTTTACCAGTATCGCCAATTTTACTTTCGCTTTTGTATATTTCTACTGGATTACTGCCTACAGATGGTTTTGTTTGATAAGCAGCTTCATAAAGAACTGTACCAGCTTTTTTAGGGCCGTAGTCTTCTAAAAGTGTTACAGCTGCTTTACCAGTTGGCTTTCCGCTTTCATCAA